CCCAGGTTTTATTAAAGTGTGTAACACCTCACACTAAGGATTGGTTTTATACGGAACCACCCGGCTTTAAACTACAATCTGTAGTTCCGCTGTCTTGATTATCCTTACCAAGTTCAGTGGAGTGTGTTTGTGATTGTACACTGGATGTTGGTGTAGCGGTATTCGTACCACTGCTACGGCTCTGTTTATGTTTTTTCTTACCAGAGCTCGCCTTTTGTTTCGTGCTCTCAAGCAGTCTGTTTTCGTATGACTCTTTTAAAGTCAAACTTAGCCTTATGAGCTCTTCAGTCTCATAAGTATAACAGCAGCCAAAAGGCACCCAGCGTCTTACGGTTTTTTCCTGTTGAGTGAATCGTTGTATCGATCTTCTTTGTCTAGTACTACCACAGTTATCGATAAATTCTATAAGCGTTTTATAAGATACATAATTAGGCGAAAAGAAATCTCTTTCTTCACATCGCCCAGAATATGCAATTAACCAATCTGTATATGCTAATTCATCGACCATACTTTGGTATGTAGTGAAATTAAGCTCTTCCAGCTTGGCATTGGACTTATATAGTTCTTGTTCGATTCTGGTATTTTCACCACGCTTAACTGTAGTGTAGATTTCGATACGGTGGAGTTTGCTATTCCACCTGACATTTTTGTCGTTAACCACTAAAAATAGTGAGCCAGTAGGCACACCCTCAGCCATTCCATGCGTACAATTCGCACGAAATCCAGGCCATAGGGCTTCAGCATGTGCTATAAAATCTGGCATTCTCTCAACTTGATGCTTTTGGGAAACGGTGACATCAAAACCGTTTATATAATGTTTTCCGCAGCTTTCCCGGTAAAGGCCTCTAACAAAGGACTTATCGAGGTTGACGACAAAACCTAGTCGTTCAAGCAGATCGCTGCAGTAATGCGCAGCTTGTTGCGGTACGATTATATCATCACCATAGGCACGGCAACCGTAGCCGTTTTTATAAATCTTTTTAGCTTCTTTAACTCCGAGTTTTAAGCGAGTGGCTGCATAAGCCACTGCTCCGTATATTATCGTTTCAATTGGGAAGCACAAAGCTGATCCCATCGGAGCATACTTTCTTTGCTCGAAGATAACACCGTTAATACTAACGGTTGGTGTACGAAGTAATAGAAGCACTTTTTGCCACTCAGAAGGAAATAGTTTGATTATATGCGACACGGATACGCGGTCTGATGCGTCCTTTAGATCCAGGGTAGAATATTCTCCCGTTACAGATCCAATGTAAGCAGCAAAGCGGTTAGGGTCTTGAAACTCTAACGAGAGGCCTCGTAGCTCTAGATGTTCGTATAGCTTATGCTTTATATATTGTTGGGCATACGCCATGCTGGCGGGTTCCTCACAGATTACACGAGGGCCGCGGCTATCTTTCGGTACAAGAACCAGCTTTGCATGCTTTTCCTCTACTTCAGTCGTAGGGCATGCAGCGGCATATAAATCACTATATCTTCCGGCAAGTATTATTTCCCATAACCCGTCACTTGCAGGACGAGACCATCTTCTTGCATTAAATCTGGTTGGGGATTTAAGGTCGGCGGCAGCACCTGCTGAATGCCCCCACAAACCATTCTCGTATGTATTATATTTGACAGGAACTAAGGTACCCGAGGAGAATTTATATATATATTTCTCCCCTGTTTTCTTTGGTAACTTAGGTAGGAGGAACGATATCATACGCTTTAATATGCGTATTTCGTGTACAGTCAAGTTTTGCGTGATTCCTTCATCTGTAATTACAGATTGATCGACGGCTATAAACTTGCGGTATGCAATGTTTTTGTCCTCCTCAGTGAATGGGTATTCAAGTTTGTACCAATACAATGTTATTTGGCGTATAGCCTTAATAATCAAAGCTTGGAATTCATTCACCTTATCGATCATGCGAGACCCGATGATGTGCAACTCCTCGCCATTTTGACGAACAATACCGCCACCAGTGGTGAGATGGCTAAATAGACTGAATAAAGTATCATCACCCTCTAGCCTAGGAAAATCAGGTAGATAACCCAAATTATAAGCCTTTTCTAGTGCTTTCCCGTATAGAGGGAGTGAGTTGCGCAATTGGAGATCAGATAATGTTGATAACCATCCCCAAAGTTTATTGAAGTCAATAATCTTTCCGCGCTTTGTCAAGTTGACAGGCGTGATGCATATCGGGGTAATGCAGCGGGAACGGCTCTTTTTGGCCCTTTCATCTTTGGTTAAGGGTTTAAAAGTTACAAAGTACTCTTTCTTATGAATACTTAACCTAGTTTTCCTCTTTGTATCAGGTTTCATTATCTTTGTATAATTGTTTATGCGCCCACACACGTGTGCGATTAATTCTCTGTAGAATTGCATAATATCTCCTTAATATAATTTATTTGACAACAAGATAGCTACTATTCGGTAGGTTTGCGAACAATATCTATATCTTGATTTAGTTGATTCTCACCGTTTAGCAATGCGTCTATTACTGTATCATCGAGTAAGAAAGCCGACACGCGCACAAGCTGTTCTTTAATAATAGCAGGCTTGTTAGCATCTAATCTTGTTGGAATTTGAGACAGTTTGAATGTAAAGTTAATGTTCTCTACAGCATTTGCACCAACCTCATTAACATAAGGAACGGTTTTACGCCAATAGATGGTGGAAGTCCTTCTGCTTCCTGGAACATTTGATCCATCTTGGGTAATTTGCACTGTCTCAGGCGATGTGGCAACAACCGCCCGATTTGAATAACGGGTAGCTTTACCGCTAACCGCACATTCAGTTTGTTCGTTAAATACGACATCGTTTTTTCCTGTTTCTTTCAGGGTTATAATATTTGCCATGTTTATCTCCTTATATATATATGGCAGCTACTGGAGTCTTTTGCCTCCATAAGCTTGTTTCTTTCTACGGTTTTTGGAATTCGATTTTCTTAGCTTCTTGCCAGAAACTTTCTTCACCAGTTCCTTTTGTTTCCTTCTGCGCTCGCGCTCAGACATAAAAGGATTATATGCTACGGCTAAACCGTTGATCATATGGCGGAAAGAAAATTTATTCACCTTAATACCAGTTTGCCACGCGTCCCGACGTGCTTGTGCGTCAGAGACTAATGCAGAATAAAATTCTTTTGTTATTAGCTTACGTTGATAAAATTGTAAATCACCGTACTGGGCTAAAGAGCCAAATCCAACCTTGGATTTAACTCGTTCGCAAAAGAACCCACCCTGGGAGTAGTGAAGGCCATAGTCTTCAATTATTTTGCACGATACGCAACCTGAGTCAAATTCATAGGGTAAGAATAAATCAGATTGCAACCAGTCCCCTATTTGAATAAAGTAGTCGACGAGCCAAGAAAATGGGACACCTTCCCATAAACCAGCTATGACTGATTTGAAATCGTCAACTCCAAGAACTTTACTCATCCATGTCAGCCCATCACAGGGCTTAGCATAATATTTTAAGGTTATTTTTTGGGTATATTTACCCTTCGCATATGATTGATCAAAGCGGCCTTTCTCATCATAAGAATACGGCCCGATCGACGATGCAGAAACATAACCCTGTGTATCGGTGGATCCTAACGGGAATCCCTTAACCTCAGTCCTAAACCCAGAGCCGCCTACCGTTCTGTGAACAATTATAGGTATACGGCGTTCAGCAAGCATGTTCCACTTTTGTAGGAATTCGAATGAGTAGAATAGACGCTCATATATAGCTGCTAAATCGCTAGATGTAGGTGAGGCACCAAAGTTGTGCCACAAAATCGCTGATGAGGCGAGATTGCCCTTATTTCCGGAAGCTAAGAAATCATTGATTATCTTAGTCCCATCTTTCACGAGAGAGAGTGCTTCTCTTAACTCGACAAGGAAAGCAATGACATTGAATTCATTGTGAAATAAGTCGTTAATAGAAGGTTGTATGTTGCGAGCTGTCATTCCGATTCTCCCAATATCATATTCGATAGGGTGGGTTGACAGACTATTGTGCACTGGCGGGAAATACGACGGAGAAGTTGGACCAAAAATGGCATCCGCTCGCTCTGTACCCCACGTTTGCTCAGTTACAAGCTTTGGATCTGAGTGTGTCGCAATAGCCCACGAAGAAGTATGTAAGCATCCCTTTATTTTATCTGGTTTGCTAGGTCTCTTCAGGCTCGGCATCGAATTACCATCGATGAGGTTATTTCGTTTAACCAACATCAAATCATGACCAACAGCTTGGTCATTATATAGACCACAAATAAAGCGGTTATATCGCGTATCATCAGTGTATGATACATCTAATATTTCGCTTTTTCTGCGATTCTTTGGAATTCGCGCTATTTTGAAAGCTTTTGTGTAACCACGAGTGTTATACTTTGGCCTTCTCATGGCTAGTTTTTCAGCCATATTGCCTCCTTTCTTTAGTGAGGTAAGGTGCTC